AATCGTGGCAAACATGGTGGACATTTCAGCGCGTGACTTATCAGAAGTCATTGCTCCTATGCCTGCGTTTAACTGCAACTCACCTACTATGGTTTCTGAAAAGGAACGCAAGAAGGCAGATAAGCGCGAGGAGATTGTCAATGGCATTGTTGACTTCTCCGATATTCAAACTCAGATGTTTACAGCGGCAGACCGCTATGTAACCTACGGATTTGTACCTGCACAGGTGGAGTATGACCTAGAAGCACAGATGCCACGCATCCGTTTCTTAGATTCATACGGTTCATACCCAATGATTGACCGCTTTGGTCGAGTTCAGTATTTCTACCAACGCATTGAGAAGCCAGTATCAGAGTTAATGGCTGCATACCCAGAGTATGCCCACATTATTTTTGACAAAGATGAGAACACAACAACCTCTGTACTTGAGATTGTTCGTTATCATGACAAAGACCAGGATGTTTTGTTCATCCCATCACGCAACAACCTTGTTATTGACCGTTCAAAGAACGCATTAGGTGAGGTTATGGTTCGTGTTGTACAGCGACCATCACTTGACTCACAATCACGCGGACAGTTTGATGATGTTCTAGCAATTCAGGTAGCAAAAGCACGCTATGCGTTGCTTTCTCTTGAGGCTGCAACTAAGGCAGTACAGGCACCTATCGTTGTACCACGCGATGTTAGCGATTTAGCACTTGGTCCAGATGCAGTTATCCAAACTGAGCGCCCACAAGATGTACGCCGTGTATCTATTGAGATTCCTGGCGGAACTTTTGCACAGCAACAGGTACTTGAAGGTGAATTACGCCTAGGCTCACGCTATCCAGAGTCTCGTACAGGTAACATTGATGCTTCAATCATCACAGGTCGTGGTGTTCAGGCACTTATGGGTGGCTTTGACACACAGATTAAGACAGCACATGCAATGTTTGCTCGTGCTTTCGTAGAACTTATCAGCCTTGCACTCAAAGTTGATGAAAAGATTTTTGGTAATGTAGAGAAGAACCTACGCGGTACACGCAACGGTACTCCTTACAACATTAAGTACAAGCCAATGCGCGATATTGATGGTGATTACACTGTTGATGTCCAGTATGGCTTGATGGCAGGACTTGACCCTAACCGCGCCTTGGTCTTTGGACTACAGGCACGCGGTGACAAGTTGATTTCACGCGACTTCCTTCGCCGTCAAATGCCATTCTCCTTCAATGCAACACAAGAAGAAGAAAAGGTTGACACAGAAGAACTACGCGATGCAATGAAGCAAGCGATTGCTTCTTATGCTCAGGCTATTCCAGCCCTTGCATCTCAAGGTCAAGACCCATCTGACATTCTTTACAAACTTTCATCCGTTATCAATGCACGCCAGAAGGGAACCTCTATCGAGGTTGCGGTTTCTGATGCGTTTAAACCACAGAATCCCCCACCTGGTGCGATGACCCCTGATGGTGTAAGTCCTGAGATACTTGGGCAAGCAGGCGCGGTCCCTCCAGGTGAGGGGCAACTTCCAGAAGGACTAAGCCCAACAGGTCGTATGACAGGTGTGGCACCAGGACAGATTGCTCCAGGTGGCAGACCAGATGTTCAATCCTTACTAGCAAGTTTAACAGCACGAGGCGAACCTAATTTGCAGGCATCCCTCATCAGACGAGTACCAGTGTAAGGAGGTGAATAAATGAAAAAAGCATCAGCACTTAAGAAGGGCTACAGCAAGAAGCCTGCTAACCAGGGTTCAGCAGGAAAGCCTAACTACCAGAAGCCAATGACAGCAAAGAAGGCATCCTCTAAGGGAGGTAAGGTCTTTCAGACTGCACAGCCATCAGGTACACGCGGTTCAAAGAACAAGTAATTAAATAGTCGGCTGCCGAAAACGCAGAGTTAATGGGTTGATAACCGCGATTAACATATCAAACAGTCCTGAGCATTTGACATTAAAAGGCTCACCAATTTTTCAAACGCTAATTTAGCATTGGGGTAATCATGGCAGTAGAAGCAAATAAGAATTTTAAAGTATCCGCTACAGGTGGAGACGGTTCAAGCGGACAAGCAGCACAGTACGCTGCAGGTATTGACAACGCAGGAGATTTTTATGAACTTCAAACTCAAGCCCCAATGTCAAAGTCTGGCGTACAGTTGCCAAATAGAGGCAATCCTGTTGTACCTAAGATGGCAACTGGCGATATTGTTCCTCTCGATGCTAGAACACTCTACCCAGAAGAAGGAGTAGATACAGGCGCAGCCATGGGACCTAATGCAGGTGAAGAAATTATGGCAGCACCAAGCATGCTTGCAGCGCAAAACAATGAAGATATTGCTGCGCTCGCTGCTTATATGCCTTTCTATGCAAAGGTTGCTGAATCACCAAATGCATCTAACGCAACTCGCAACTGGTACCGCTACATTCGTAGTCAAATAGACAGTCAGGCTCAGTAGTGAGTTGGATTGAAAACCTTGGCAAGATGGCAAAGTCAGCAGTTGACTTTACTGGATTGCCTGGACTATTTAAAGATTTAGCAACTGCGGGTTCTAATGATGACCCGTGGTATGTAGATGGCATTAACCTTGCTAAGAATACAATCAAGGTTTCAACTACACCTGTCCGTGCTGCCGTTGGCGGTTTACTTGCAGTAGGTGAAGCATCATACGAATTAGGTGGCAAGGTACGCCGTGAAGGTGTTGAAACAATCCTTGACCAACCTTTCATGTACAACAAGTTTAAGAACGAGAACGAGTCATACTCCGACTACACCGCCCGCGTTGAGCGCGAAAAAGAAAACATCAGTCTTGGTCAGGCGACTCTTTCTGTTCTTTCTCCTGGTAAAAATTCTGGTGATAAGTCAGGATGGCTACAGGACTGGACAGATAACAACCTAAAGTTTTTATCTGCTGGCTTTGACCTGTTTGACCCAATGGACCGTGAGGCTGCGTTTCAGAACCAGTACACAGGAAAGTTTCTTTCAGGTATTCAAGACATCACTGCATCAACGATTATTGACCCATTGACCTTTACAGGTTTTATTGGCAAGGGTGCAGTCATTGCTGCTAAGGCTCCGATGCTAGATACAATCTCTGGCAAGACTGCTCGTGCAGTATTTGGTAAGTTTGCAATGACAGAGGACCGCCTTGATGGATTGCTAGTTAAAGCACTCGATGGCGAAGGTGAAGCAGTAGCAGATATTAAGTTCTTGGCTAACTCAGGTGCTAGAGAACAATATGAGTACTGGCGCAAAAAGAAAGTTACTAATCCAGATGCTATGGCGTATCTATTTGGTCGCGCAACAACTGACCAAGAGGTAGTAGATACTTTCCGCGCAGTTATGTTTAAAGACACAGATGCAATCTCAAAAATTGTAGATGTAGATTCTGAGGCTGGCTTAGTCATTGATGCAATGAACGATGTGCCACACCCACACCGCATGCTTCTTGAGGGTAAGTCAGAAGGCGACATGATTACTTCGCCTAAGTACAATGAAGTTTTACAGGGCTACATCTCACGGGCTAGTACCGAAGATGACCGATTCCGCGTAGCACTTGAGACAGTACAAACTGGTGGACAGTTTAAGTATGGTTTCAGCCGTGGACCTTGGGAGGGCAAACTTGCTCAGAAGTCTAAGGCTAAGGCTGCTCGTACATTTGCAGAACCTGAATCTGTCTTAATACAAAAAACAAGCCTGCACCCAATCATCAAGGTAGTTAACTACTTTAAAGATGAAATGCCAAGCGGTGTATTCAATGTTAACGATGGCGATTCATACACAGAGTTTAATGCTTTCTTAGGTGAGGTTAACAACCTATCTAAAGGTGGATTTGGCGCACGAGCAGCATATTATGCTGACCAGTATTTAGGTGCAGCCTCTGCAGGCGAGCGCAATGGAGTTATCCAGCGTGCTGAGAAAGAAGCACTTGCTACTCTCTTTCCTAACTACGACCAAGCAACTGTTGATAGCCTTTATGCAATCTTTGATTACCGCCGTGCTTCTCGTATCAAGGCACACCGCGACCAAGGATTCGTCTCATATCTTGAGAATGGTCAAGTTATCAATGCAGTATCGCCAGTGTTACAGCGCGAGTCTGCAAACTTTGTAATTATCGCAGACATGCGTAAGTTAGCCCGCGCTATCAAGTCACATGAAAGTATTCTTCCAGGATTACTCGATGGCATTGATGTTCAAGATTTAACTATGCGTACAGACAAGGGACTTGCAGCCCTTGGTACTATCAATGACATCTTTAAGACTTCTGTTCTTATGCGCCTTGGTTACACCGTTCGTAACATTACCGAAGCACAACTATCTATGTTGGCTAAGGGATTTGCTATGCCAGCGATGGTTGCAGCAGGTGGCAAGGATGCAGTTGGACGATTCTTTAAAAACCGTCAGGTTGGCTTTACTCGCCTAATTGACCAGGTAAACATTAACGCTGGTCGTGCAGATGATGTGTCAACTTTGCAGTATGCATTTATGTCAGAGGTTGACAAACTTCGTGCAGTTGACATGAGCCGTAAGCAACTTGCTAAGGCTATCTCAACACGCATTGGTGAACTAGAGCGTGATGCATTTAAGCAGCGTTTTACTCCAGGTGTTGGTCCTCTTACTGTTGAAGATGAAGTTCGTACACTCAAAGGTGTACTTGCAGATTTAGAGTCAATCACTCTTTACCATGGCTCAGCAACTGGTGCATTTAAACTTGATGAATCTCGCTCTATTGCAATGTCAGCATCACCTGCTATTGCTCGCCGTTACGCAGAAGGTGGACAGATTTTTTCCATTGAGCAGTACATTCCAACTAAGACTGGCAAGCCAGGAAAGTTAGGAAATGTAGATGCTGAGGTTGCTTACGCTAAAGTAAATGAAATTCAAAAGAACATTGCCAAGGCTGAGCGTGATTTAGCAAAAACTGGCGAAACGCAATGGGACATTCCATTACTTAAGCAAACTCTTACAGAAGCAAATGCTGCGTATAAGAAGGCTTTATCATCTGCTACCTATGCTGAAAAGCGTGGAGCCATGCAAGATGAGGCAATGATTGCATTGCAAACAGACATGATTGATGCTGTTAACGCTGGCAGATTGGTTGAAGTTAAAGACCGTGCTGGAAAATGGCGTAAGGTCAACTCTATTGATTACAGAACATTGGTTCTTGCTACAGAGTCAGATGACCTAGAAACTGTTTTATTTAAAGACTGGACTCGCCGACCAGTGTTCAGAGTTAACTACTCTCAAGGTAATGTTCAACCAATTCGTGTCTATGGACCATCATTGTTCATGACCCGTTGGAGCGAACTGCCAATGGATGTACGCGCTTTGTTTAATAACAAGGCTTCTGAGTTTAACGCATGGAACAAGTCAAAGGGCTGGCAAGACCAGAACTCACCTGTCTATAAGTACCTTCGTGAGAATGGTTACGGCAACGCCGTAGTACTTGATGACAAGCGTGCTGGCGGAGTTTCATACATCGTATTGCCAGAGTCTGTTGATGCAGCAGGTCGCAAGCGCGAAGTCACTCGCACAGTTACAGAGATGGAACAACGCGCCCAGATTCAAGCAGCAGAAGATTTGCCAGAACTTGGTCTTGAGCCAAGAATGGTTACTTCTAAAGAACGCCGTCAAGCAAAGCAAGCAGCAAAGAAAGCAGCACGCCGTCCTAACAACTCTGTTTCTCCTTACTATAACAAGGACAATGTTAACGCTGCTATTAACAACGGCGTAGAAGATGCTGCAGAAAACCTTGCTCGACTATTTACACTTTCACATGCACACCTTGATGATATGTCAGAGCGCCTTGGCGCTGCTATTACTCGCGCTGAATCTAATGCAATTAAGCAGCGTACAGGTTATGGCTACATGGACATTGAGGCTGGCGGTTACAAGTACAATGTTCCAGAAGTATTCCAAGATGCATCATGGTTTATGGGTCGTACCTCAGCCGAGGACACATGGAACGCAATGGTTGCTACACAGGAGATGGCATTTACAACAGGCATTGGCGCTCGTACAGTAGCCCCTGTTAAGCCATCAGACCCACGCTACTTTGAAGCATGGGCAAATGTTTTGAACATGCACTTCCGTGACCCTGAGACAGGAATTATGGACCCTGTTGTCCGCAGGATTCTTGATGGTGATACAGATGAGGACATCCTTGGTTGGATGACTCGTAACTTTGAAGGTCGTAAGTACGCTAATGATACTTACACAACACCACGCCAGTCATTTGGATTTACTGCCCTCAAGGGTGGCGAACTAGATGAGGACTTGCTTGAGAAGATTAACATCACTCGTGGCGCAGTTAAGGTTTACATCCCAGATGAGGAAACCGCACTTGTACTCAGCCGAGTCAAGGAGGAAGATGGCAAGGTTATCTCAGGTGGAGAAGTTCAGAACTGGTTGCGCGATAGATTCGGTAACAATCCAGAAAGCCTTCCAGAGATTAACGGCTTGCTCGTTACAACAAGTAAAGAGTACCGCGACCAGGAACGCCTGATTGATACCTTTAACCGCCGTGTTATGCGCTTCCTTGGCTCAATGCCAGAAGATGTATTTGCTCGTCACCCATTGGTAAGAGCAACATACAACAGGCGCATCAAGGGCAACATTGAGGCAATGGCTGCAGCAAAGGGAACTGATAAGTTAACCGCTGATGAAATTGACCGTGCTATCCGTGGCGCTCGTGAAGAAGCCCGCCGTGAAGTTGAGCGTACATTGTTCACCATTGTTCGCCGTAGCCGTGCATCATCTAGCCAAGTAATGCAGTTGATGTTCCCATTCTTTGCAGCCTACGAAAATACAATGAAGCGTTGGTCTGGCATTATTGCTGAGAACCCAACAGCCGTAGCAACTGCAGGTCGTGTCATTGCACAGATTGTTAATGGTCAAACAGTTATTGACCAAGATGGCAATCGCATTACAGATGCTAAGAAGTTATCAGAAGAAGGCATGGCTAACTTGGTTATCCAAGTGCCACAAGGCTTTATTGATTCACTTCCAAAGGCATGGCGAGAAGTAGCACAAAATTCATTTAAGAGTGTAAGCATCCCGCTTTCTTCTCTTGATGTGATTACACAGGGTCAGCCTGGAAACCCAGGATTTGGTCCTTACGCTGTACTGCCAACATATCTAATTGTTCGCAACCGACCAGAGTTAGAGGATGCGTTCCGACCACTGTTCCCTGCTGGTCAGCCACAAAATGCTTTTGACTTGTTCACACCTGCAGCGCTACGCCGTTTGCGTACTATGTGGACACAGGATGAACTATATGTTCGTACATTCAACCAGATGCTTCGTTATGAGACTTACAACTTTAACAGTGGTAAGCGAACAGACGAGCCAACTCTGGATGAAATTAAGGACAAGACAAACAAGTTCTTTATGCTTCGTGCATTGGGTTCAATCTCATTGCCTGTTGCAGTTAGCCCAGAGACTGACTTCTACCAACAAACATTCCGTCAGTTCATGACTCAGTATGGTCCAGGTGAAGCAGAGGCTAAGTTCCTTGAGATGTATCCTGATTTCTTTGAGGCAACTGTAAGCCTATCTAAGTCACCAGGTGGACTTGAGGCTAACATCAGTACTGTTAAGAATCTTAAGAAGTTCCAGAACCTTATGGCTAATGCTGAGGCTAATGACAACCCAGAACTTATTGGCTTCCTTGCCAATGACTTTGATGGGCAGTACACTTTTAGCCAGGCTGCATACCAATGGCAGTACCGTCAAGGAGCATATCCTGGTTCAAAGAACACTTACCGTCAGAACCGTAGCCCAGAAGAATTGCTACGCGATGCAAACATCAAGCGTGGCTGGACACAGTTCAACTCATTGATGGGTCAGATTAACACTTACAAGATTCAGAACGGAATTGTTTCTGATAATGATGATGCCCTAAAGCCAGTCATGGCTGGTAAGAAACTATGGCTTCGTCAGATGGCTGAGCAAAACCTTGACTGGTACTCAGAATATATTTCTCCAGACCGTGGCAAGTATGAGCGCAGAGCGCAAGTACTTGAGACAGCCTTGGCAGATAAAAAGTGGATGGCACAAAATGGCAATCGTCCAGTAGTTAAGGCTATGGCTGTGTACTTAGATGCTCGTAAGCAACTAGGTAACTTGCTACAACAGCGTGAACGAGCAGGTGGCTCACGCATGCTAGAGGCTAAAAGCAATGCAGATATTGTATTTGTACTTGACCAAGTACGCACACAACTTATTGCAGAAAGTCCAGAGTTTGAAGAATTTATGAATCGTTATTTTATCAATGATACGGTGGTGGTGTAAGTGACTACAGGAAAAGAACCAAAGCCTAATACAAAGTCAGGCACACCTGCAGGTACAGGTACGCCATCAAGTGGTATCAATTTAGCAGACTTAATCGAAAAAGCCCAGGCTGCAGGTCTAGGTGGAGATGTTTCTTCTAAGGGTCCAGTTTACACCAAGCAAGATGCCGAGGCTGCTGTTCAGTCTGTTTACCAGCAACTCCTTGGGCGTAATGCCGTGGGTGCTGAGAAGTCTAAAGCAATCAGCATGTTCCTTGGTCAAGGTGCAGACACTGGTGCATCTGGTCGCCAACAGGCAGTCGTTGACATGGTTCAAAATGACAGAGAGTTTATTGTCCGTCAAGAGAATAAGTACATGGATGCTATTTACAACCGCATCGCACAGGATGTAAGAGAGGCACAAGGGTAATGGCACAAACTCCAGAGCAAGTCATTCAATCTAAAATTGATGCCCTCCGTAAAAGTGTTGATGTTGAAGTACTAAAGAACCGAGTAAGAAACTATGGTCAGCAAGCACTAGAAGCAAAGCGTGTTAAGAACGCTGCTAATTACAAAACTGCTAAAGCAAGCCAAGACAAGGCTCAGGCTGAACTAGATTCTTACAACCAAAAGATGGCTGCTTTAATCAAGCAATATCAGGCTGCAACTAAACTTGGCAAAGTATCTAAAGATTTAGAAGGCGTTACTAAAGAGCGCAAGTTTTATCAGGATGCAGGAATCCCTGTCCCAGAAGATGTAGAAACAAGATACCAAGAATTAACAACCGAGAAAAAGGGCGTTGAGCCAACTGCTAAAGGTGCTGAGGGTTATGTAGGCACTGGCTCAAAAGATAAGCCACTAACTCTTGATGGTGAAAACTACACAGGAAAGTACAAGGGCAAAGAGTACAAGAACGGTATCCTTGTAAAGACTTCTGGCGTAAAAGATTCAGATGGCGATGGAATTCCAGATTCCGTTGATGCAACTCCAAATAAGCCAACACCAAAGCCAACACCAAAGCCAAAACCTGGTCAGGATGGTCAAACTCCACCTCCAGCAGATGAGGGTGGCTTGCAGGTTAAAGACTTATGGATGTCATACCTTCGTACAACTTTTGCATCTTTAGAAGATAAGACACAAAAGGCTGAGATTGACTTACTGCTTAAGCGTGCTAAAGATGAGAAGTGGGATGAAGATACCTTTATGGATGCCCTTGAGGGTACCGTATGGTGGCAAGCAACTTATCCAAGTATCCGCAAATTCTTCTTAGATACCCATGACCCACGCAATGCATCAACTTTTGCTGAAAAAGTGGCTAACACAATGGACTCAATGCTTGGCAAGTTAGAGGCTTTGGGTGTTACTGTTCGTCAGATTGACCCTGCAACTGGCAAAGTAGTTGACAACACAGATTTTGTTAAAGGCATTGCACTTAAGTCAATCGAGAACAACTGGGATGATGACCAACTAGAACAGTATCTTGCCACACAAAGCAGCATTATTTTTTCTGGTGGCGGAACCCTTGGTTCATTCTATGACCGCATTGCTCAGCAAGCATACCTCTATGGTGTACCTCTTGATGAGACTATGAAGAAAACAATTAACACATCATTGCTTGACCCACTAGATGGTCGCGATGCAAATTACTGGATTAAGACAGTAAAGGATATGGCTTACGATGCACCGCAGAACAAGCCATTCTTGGCTTCACTTCAAGCAGGTCGCAACCTATACGAAGTAACCAATAGTTACCGTACACAGATGGCTAACCTTCTTGAGGTTGACTCAACTGCTATTACATGGAACGACTTGATGGGCAAGGTTGTTGATAACACTACAGGTAATGCCCGTACATTTGCAGACTTTACAAAACAACTTAAGTCAGACCCGTTGTGGCAGTACACAAGAAACGCTAAAGAAACATACAGCAATACAGCACTTGATATTGCCAAGATGTTTGGATTTATGGGGTAATCATGGCAGATTTCGCAGCAGCACTTCGTAAATTAACTTCTGGTGGAACACTAACACAGGCAGAAAGAAACTTGCTTGGCATGAGTCCTGCACCTACACCAACTCCTGCTGCACCTGTGGTTACACCTACAGTCACAAGCATGACTAACCCAAACATGTTTGGTCCAGGAAAGATTCCTACTGCTGCCAATGAACCTGCTTCTACAGAAGATGAGTATGTTACTAACTGGCGCAGTGGTCTTAGAGCCAAAAAGGGTACATCCCTTGGGAACTTGTATGAAAAGCAAAATGCTGAGCGTGAAGTACGCGATGCAGCATTTGCCAACAAACCTACAGAGGACCCAGGCGAAGGATTCTACTGGCAGTGGCAAGAGCGTAATCAGACATGGGCAAAAATTCGTGCAACATTCGGTAGTACTGGTGGCAATAACAACGCTGGCGGTAACAATAACACTGGTGGTGCAAACTACACAGGTTCTGGCACTGCTACTGACCCATTAAAACTCAATGGAGCAAACTTCACTGGAAGCCTTGGCGGAGTTGAATATGTCAATGGTGTCATAAAGACTAACAACGCTAACACTGGTGGCTCAAACTATACAGGCTCTGGAACTACTAATGACCCGTTCAAACTTAACGGAGCAAACTTTACTGGAAACATTGGTGGAGTTAATTATGTTAACGGTGTTAAGGAAGATACAGCCAAGCGTACCGCACAGCAAGACTTCAAGGCTTCTCTTGCAGAACTTGGTTTAGCAGACCTGGCTGATGCTGTTGATAGTTTGATTAGACAAGACTTTACAGTTGCACAGATTAAATTAGAACTACCTAAGCAACAGGCATACAAGGATAGATTCCCTGGTATGGAAGCACTTCGTGCTGCAGGTCAGGCTGTCAACGAGGCTACCTATATCTCCATGGAGAGAGGTTACCTACAGACACTACAGGCTTACGGACTTGATACCAAGGTACTTGGTTCTCGTAAGCAATTAGGTACTTATGTTGCTAACTTAGTTAGCCCTCGTGAGTTTGAGGAGCGAGTTAATCTTGCTGCTACTCGCGTTAAGGATAACGCAGATGTTATTTCACAGTTTAAGGTTTATTACCCAGAGGTAGATAACGCAGCACTTACTGCATATCTACTCAATCCAACCGTTGGTATGGACATCATCAAGAAGCAAGTACGCCTTGCTGAGATTGGTGCTGCTGCTATGGATGTCGGGTTTGGTACTGGTGTTTCAATAGTTGAAGCAGAGGAACTACGCGGTGGTGTTGGTGAGCAGGACTACCAGACAATCAGGTCAGCCTTTGCTCAAGCCAAGGTTCTTTCAGACCAGCAAGCACGCCTTGCTCGTATTGAAGGAACTAACTACTCACAAAATGAGGCGATTCAAGGAATCGTTGGCAAAGACATTCAAAGCCAGATGGCATCTCAGAAGCGTGCTGAGCGAGAAACAATGACTCGCTTCGGTGGTCGCTCTGGAGTAACAAGTACATCGCTTAGAAGCGATACAGAAATATAAAAGAATCCCCACTTAATTGACCAGCCTAGGTGGGCGTAAAAGACTGGTAGTGATAGCCAATGTAGTTTCCCCTAACTGCATTGTGGATTGCGAATACAACTAACAAGGGAGATAGGTAGATGGCTACCAACTATGAATACGATGACGAAGATGATGAAACCACCCAAGACGGTGGCATCAATCAACTCCGCAAAGTAAACCGTGCGCTTGAAAAGCGTGCAAAGGAACTAGAACAGGAGTTGTTAGGTCTTAAGTCACAGACCCGTCAGCGTACTGTCAAGGATGTGCTACAAGCAAAGGGTTTCAACCCAAAGATTGCAGCGTTCGTACCAGCAGATATTGATACTTCGGAAGAAGCAATCAATAACTGGATTAACGAATATGGCGATGTATTTGGTGCAGTAACCCAGGCTGAAAATCAGTCAACACAACAGTCTCACGATGTGACTGCTCAAGCAAGAATTAACAACATGGTCGCTACTGGTCAGGCTCCAAACCTTGACACAGATTCCATGTCGCGAGTCTTGCAGGCAAAGTCACGCGATGAACTAGATGCACTCCTTGGTTTGTAATTAACCCAACCAACTAACCAATCACCAGGAGGTGAACCCACATGGCATATACAGATACCTCGTCTATGGCTGGTCTTGTAAAGACCGCTTATGACCGTTATGTAGAATTTGCCCTCCGCGATACGCCGATGATTCGTGCAGTAGCGGATAAGCGCCCAGTTCAGCAGGCGATGCCAGGTTCAAGCGTTGTATTCTCACTTTACAATGACTTGGCTGCAGCAACTGCTGCTCTTTCAGAAACAACTGATGTAGATGCAGTAGCACTACCAGATGTTTCAACAGTTTCAGTTACTCTAAACGAACAGGGTAACGCAGCACTTGCAACACGCAAGTTGGAACTGCTCTCACTATCAGATGTTGACCCAGCAATCGCTGACATCATCGCTTACAACATGGCTGACTCACTCGATGACATCGCGCAGCAAGCGCTTGTCAACGGTGTGAATGTTATCTATTCAGGTACAGCAACATCAACAGCAACAATCACAGCAGGTATGACAATCACATCTGCTAACCTTCGCAAGGCAGTTGCTAAGTTGCGTACAAACAAGGCTGTGCCTCGTGCAGGAAGCCTATACTGGACAGGTATCCACCCAGAAGTTTCACACGACCTTCGTGCTGAGACAGGAAACATCGGCTGGCGTGACACACACCAGCACACAGATGCTTCATTGGGTAACCTATTCGCAGGCTCAATCGGTACATACGAAGGTGCTTTCTTCATTGAAAACCCTCGCATGTTCTCAAGCAAGGCAGGCGCAGACCAGACAGCATTGGCTACAACAGCCGTAACTGTTGCTGGTACATCAGCAGGCTTCACATTCGGTGTTGCTTCAACATCAGTCATCGCATCTCGTGCAG